TGTAATTATAAAAGTAACTGGTGAAGAAGGAGATACATTATCAGATTACTATGTTAAATTTACAGGTAAGTCTGGTGTATGGAATGAAACTATAGCACCTGCTACTTCTGTAGGATTAACTAATTCTACAATGCCACACGCATTGATTAACAATAATAATGGTACGTTTACTTTTAAAGAATTAGATTGGACAGATAGAGTATGTGGAGACATTGAAACAAATGCTAATCCAACTTTTGTTGGTAAAAAGATTAATAACCTTACATTTTATAAAAATAGATTAGGTATTTTATCAGGAGAAAATTTAGTATTAACAGAAAATGCTTCTTTCTTTAATTTCTTTGCGACAACATCTACACAAGTTTTAGACACTGACCCTATTGATATAGCGGCTTCAGGTACACAAGTTAATACACTTAAAAACTCTGTAGGATTTAATGAAAGTTTATTATTATTTTCTGATACAGCACAATATAAATTAGATAGTTCAGGTGAAAGTATATCACCTACAACAGCTATACTTAATGAAGTATCTTCATTTGAACATGATGATAAAGTAACACCAGTTTCAGCAGGTAAGTTCGCTTACTTTGCACAAGCTAGAACAAACAATACAGCAATAAGAGAATACTTTGCTGATGATGACACACTAACAAATGATGGTTTAGATATAAGTGTATCAGTACAAAATTTAATTCCATCTAATACTTATCAAATTGTAAGTAATACTACAGAAGATACATTAGTATTTTTATCTTCTGACACAGCAGACGCACAGACTGCACCATATACAGGCACAGCTTCGGCTACAAATGCTAGTACAATGATTATCTATAAGTATTTCTTTGATGGTGGAGAGAAAGTACAAAACGCTTGGTCTAAATGGACATTTACAGGTGTTAAAATTATTGGTGTTATGTCTTTAGAAAGTTATCTTTATGTATTAGCTTCTGAAGGTACTACTACAAAATTATTTAAACTAGATTTAAGAAACTTAAAAGATACTACTATAGGTCATGGAGTTTATCTTGACCTTAAAACTTCAGTTACAGGGACGTATAGTGCTACAACAGATTTAACTACGTTTACATCACCTTATGGTGCAAAAACTGGATTGTTAGCTGTAGATAGAACAAATGGAAATAACTACACAGCTACAAATACAAGTGGTTCTACTTATACAATAAAAGGTAATCACACTTCATTATACATTGGTGTGCCTTATGAAAGTAAATACAGATTATCTACACCTTATATCAGAGAAAATACTGGTAGAGGTTTAGTAGCTATTACTACAGGTAGATACCAAATTAGAAATATATTATTTAATTTTGAAAACAGTGGGTTCTTTCAAGTGGAAGTAACTCCAACAAATAGAGATAAATCAACTTCAATAATGAATGGATATGTCATTGGTACATCTTCATCTATTGTTGGACAACCTGCTATAGCTTCAGGAACATTAAGAGTTCCAGTACAAGCACAAAATACAGAGTTTGTATTAGATGTTAAATCATCTTCTCATTTACCTATGTATATCGCAGGTGCAGAAGTTGAAGGTTATTATCATAACAGAGCAAATAGGATTTAATGGTTAAAGAAAATTATGTACGTCCTGCTATATTAGCGGACTGTTTAGAATTAGCACCTAGAGTAAGAATAGGTGATAGAAAAGAAATTATGGCTTCAGATGGTGTAACGCCATTGGAAGCATTAGTCTTACCTTTTACAGAAGAGAAAGCTAAAATTTATACAATAGTAGGAACTGAAAGCGAAGGTGTAATTGGTATGTTTGGTTCTTCTCCAACTAAATTAGAAGAGTATGGAGTAGTTTGGTTACTATCTAGTGAAAAACTTTTTAAACATGTAAAGCAATTTATTAAAGAGTGTCCTTACTGGGTAGCTCAAATGAGTAAAGATTATAAATATGTTTACAATTTCGTAGATGAAAGAAATTGGAAAGCATTAAAATGGTTACAATTTTTAGGATTTGAACCAACAGAAAAAATAGGAAAATTCGGTGTCGGTAAGATGCCATTTTTATTAATGATGAAAGAGGTAAATAAATAATGTGTGATATCCAAGCGGCTATTCAAGTAGCAGGATTAGTTCAAGGATATAGAGAAAAGAAAGCACAGAATAAAGCTATTAGAAGAGACCAAGAGACTTCACGAAGAGGATTTGATAGAGGTTATTTACATGATATGAATAAGATTGACCAAGAGAAGGTCAATGCAGATAAAGAAAAGACTAAAGCAGAAATTAAATCTAAAGCAGAAAAGAATTTAGAAATATCACAAAAAACAAATTTAGGATTTGGTAATAGTACAAAAATAGTTCAATCAATCGGATATTTATTTGATGATGATTGGGTTTCTATTACAAGTGATTACGACAAAGATGTTCAACAATTTCAAAATCAACAAACAGAAGCATACGCTAATCTTCACAAAAGCTATAACAGCTTAACTCCCCCAATAGACCCTTCAAGAACTGGATTAATGCTTGAAGTTGCAGGAGCTTCTTATAGTGGATATCAAAGAAATGAAACAAATAAAAAGGCTAAAGCATAATGGCAAAGTATAAATCACAAGCAACTACCAAATACTATGGACTAGGTAGTTCAGGTAAAGTTTACACAAATACACAATCAGATGGTTTAGCTAAATCATTATCTAATGCAGGTTACTTAATAGGACAAGGTGAAGAAAAAAGAATTGATAGAAAAAAAGATAAAGCTATTGCTAAAATTGATGAGCTATATGCTTCAGGTAAATCATTTGAAGAAATACAATCAGAGATACTAGCAAACAAACACCCAGATTTAACTGGTAAATACATAGAACAAACTACAAATTATCATGCAGGTAAAGTTAAAGCGGCTGAAGTTATTAAAGAAATAGAAGCTAATAAAAATAAATATGATTATACTGATACTACACAATCATTAGAAACTTTCTATAAAGAATATATGCCTGAATTTAAAAGCATGGATAAAGCTACAATTTTAGGATTTTCTAAAACATTCAATGTCTATAAATCAACAGAAGCAGTAAAAGATGCAGAGAATAGAAGTGCGTGGGCTTCAGAAGTTAAAATATCAGAAGGTGTAACTCTTATTGAAACATTGCCTACAAGTATGATTGAGGCTGAATTAGGTAATACAATTAAAGATATGCAAACTGATGTTCCTAATACAGATGGTTCATCTAAACCTAATCAATTATATACTAACAAAGAAACATTATCTGTCTTATTAAGAAGTGTTAATAAAATTATTGCTGAAGCAAAAACAGAAGACGATTTAATAAGAGCAGAAGCTATCTTAAATGCTGATTTAGGATTTGGTAAAGATGGTACTAAATTAGGCTCACTAGGTTCAAGAAATCACAAAGAGATACTTAAAGCTAAAGAAGATTTATTAAAGAAAAAAAGAGCTTTAATAATTAATGATAGACAAGAAAAGGCTTTTGCTGAAGAAGATAAAGTTAAAGAATTAAATGCTTCCTTATTTGAAAAAGTAGAAGAAGCAACACCTGATGGAACTTATATGAGAGACAAAAATCATTTAGAAAAACAGGCAATAAGAGATGAGTTAGAAAAGTTTGGTGTATTTTCGTATGTACAAAATTTTGATAGAGCTAATGATGCTAACGCATATATTGAAACTGACCCTGCTGTATTTGACCAATTAGTGGCTGATATATTTGATGGTAAATATGCTTCACAAGATGAAGTAGCTGATGCTTTAGTAGCATTAAATATTGACCCTAAATTATTACCTTCAGCATTAACAATGTTTTCACAAGCTAATAAAAAAGGTAAAGCCTTACACAATTCAGAAACAGTTTACAAAGAAGGTCTTAAATATGCTGAAAATGCTGTTAAAGGAAACTTTACTAATCAAAGTGGTTTCTTAAAAGAAAATGGAAATGTAGCTATTAGAAATGCACATAATTATATGATTAAAGAAATTAGTGCTTTTGAAGCTAGATTTGAAAAAGAAAATGGTTCAGTACCTACTGAAGCAGACAGAGAAGAATTTATGCAGAAACTAGGTGATACAGTAATTAAAATGTTTAGCACTGATGATGTTAACCCTACAATGAAATCTATGACTGCTTACGAAGAAGAAATTAAACAAGAAGAAGCAGAGAAGAAAATAAAAGATGAGAAATATACTGCCGCAGGAATACCTGATATGGAAGAAACTGCTACAAACATTCTAAAAGATACAAACATTGCAATTACTAAAGCTGTAAAAGATAGTTTAGAGAGCTTTGATAGTAACTGGTTTGGATTTGGTTTGGGATTAAATGATGAAAGAATTGGTGAAACTGAAAAAGAAAGTAGATTAAGAGTTGCTAATCAAAACATGCCACAAATTATTGCTGATGCTTTAGTAGGTGTTAACTTTAATGAAAATATACTTGCCGCTTATGAAGGTGGTGATTATGAAAACTTATTAAAATCAATATTAGAAGGTCTACCAAAATCAGAGTTCATAACTACAGAACAAATAGATGTGGCTCTTAACGATATAATTGGCAAAGGAAAAGCTAAATGGCAGAAAGAATAACAAGCGGTAGTTCAATTACTACTGCTACAACTCTATCAGATTTAGATTTAAAAAAACCTGATAATGCAGAAATAGCATTAGATGAAATACAAAGTGAAAAGTTTTACAACACTTTAAAATCTTATTATTCTTATAGAGAAAGTGATAGTTCATTTAATAATATGAACCATGCAGACTTACTAGATTACTTTTATAATGATAGGTCTTGGAGAAATCACAATACTATCTCTATGGGTATGGATATGGCTAATGTCTTTGGTGAAGATAGTGCAGATAGAATAGCTGAATTTTCTTATATTCAACAAACTTATGAAGCATTACCTTCTTGGTGGAATGACCCAAATAGAAGTTTTGGTTCATGGTTAATAGATAATGGTGGTGCTATGTTAGCTGACCCAGTTAACTTAATTGGTGTTGGAGTTGGTGGTCAAGCCGCAAAACAAGGTTACAAAGCCGCTTTAAGAGTTGCTATTAAAGATAAGATGGCTAAAGAAATTTCTGAAATTAGTATTAAAGAAGCGGCAAAACAAGCAGAAAAATTAGCTTTAGGTGCGGCAGTTAAAAAAGGTGCATTAAATGAAGGTGTTGTTAATGCAGTTATTTCTGGTGGTCAAGATGTCTTATTACAAAACACTGCTATCAAAGCAGGTATACAAGATGAGTTTAGTTTAAAACAATCTGGTATTAGTACAGCCGCAGGGTTTGGCTTTGGTACTATCTTTGGTGCAGGATTTTCAGCAGGTGCTTTCAAACTTAAAAACAGAAGTCTCGCAAACAATTCAATTAAAAATCTTAAAGATATTCACGATTTTGGTAGAAGTACAACAAGTGGTGCAAAGCTATTTGATGAATTAACAATTAATACTAAATCTAAAAAAGCAGATGTTAATGCTCCTAAAATAAAAAAAGAACCAAAATCTACAAAAGAATATATCAATCAATTAAGAAAAGATAAAATAGAAAAAAGTGATAAACCCCCTAAACAAATTATTAACATAACTAAACAGAAAAAAGGTGGTTATCAAAATTATGTTAAAAATAGAATTTCTGAAATAACTGAACAAACAAAATTAGATTTAGAAAACGCAAAAATTTCTAAAGAACAAATGATAGAGGAAGCTGTATCTTTAGGTCAAGATAGAAAAAAACTTGAAAAAATGGCAAACAATATGGCTAACTCTGATGAGTTTGTTAATATGTATGCTACTGTCATAGCACAAGCAAATGACATTAGAAGTATATTTGATGAAATAGGTGCGTTATCTACTGAATTAAATAGATTAGATTTAGATGCTAAAGAACAAAATCAAATTTTAAATAACATAGCAGAACTAGAAGATTATTTAGATTTAACAGTTAAACGTAAACAAAAAAGTGCGTCTAACGTGGCTAGAGCAATGGTGGCACACCAAGTAGATGCTGATGGTACTAAAGTTGCTAAATTAGTAATAGACCCAGAAGACCCATCATTAAAAGCTAAAAAAGGTGGAACATTTGAACAAAGATTAGAATACTATAGAACAGTTGGTAAACTAGGTGATAGAGAGCAAATTATAACTGCATTTCAAAATGTTAAAAAAATTGATAGATGGGATATAGCGGCTGAATATGTTAATAACAACTTACTATCTTCACCAGATACACACATACTAAACATTATATCAGGTTTAACTCAAACAGTTTGGAAACCTGCTACTCTTTTATTAAGAGGTGCTAACATGCTTCCAACAGATGCGGTAAGAGGTAGACGTATAATGAGAGAGGCGTTAGAAACTTTTATATATCAATTTGCTTACACTGGTCATGCCTTAAAAAGAGCAGGTAAAACTTTTTGGGAAGGCAGAGCAATATTAGATAGTAAACACATGAAGCATGATAGTAATATTAGACAAGGTCAGCTTCAAAGATGGATAAGTGGTATGGGTAAACTTGCTACTGAACCTATGGGTACAGTTGGAAAAGTTGTACAAAAAGCAGTAGTAGAGCCAATAGCATACACAACATCATTACCTATGAGAGTATTATCAGCAGGTGATGAATTTCTTAAATCAATGTCATTTAAAGCTAGAATGGCATCAATTATAAATTCTAAAATTATGGACGAAAGCCCAGATTTTAACTTATTAAAAGGTGATGGATTTAGACAAAGATACAAACAAAGAGCAAAAGAATTACAAGCAGAATTTATAGATAATGATACAGGAAGAGCAGTAGAAATAGGAGACACTGTTCAAGATAGATTAAATGCACCTATACATTTTTCTAGGGAATTTGGATATACTAATCCTGCACATTCAATCAATCCTCTTACTGGAAAATCTGAAGGTAGAATTACTGGTTGGTTACTGCAACAAACTGGTAGAGCAAAATGGTCAAGAGTATTAGGACTTCACTTTATTAATACACCTTCAAACTTATTAAGATGGAATTTTCAACATTTACCTTTTCTAGGTAGATACCAATTTCAAATGCAACACATGTTAGCGGAAGCTGACGTACCACCTGTAGGTAAAGACGCAGGAGTTTTTGAAAAAATAACAAGCAAATTTAATAGTATGAAATCTACTGCACCTTTAAGAGGAACTGCAAAGTTTTTAAGTGGTGGTAGAATTGGTAATACAAGATATTTAAACCCAGAAGCGGCGGCTGAAGCTAATGCTAGAATACAAATGGGATATGCTTTATGGACAGGAGCTTTAGGTTTAGTAATGGCAGGTAAAATTACTGGCGGTGGAGACAGAGATTGGAGAGTTAATAGAGAAAGAACTAGAAATACTGGTTGGCAACCTTATTCATGGAGAACAAATGATGGAAGATATATTTCTTTAAATAGATTAGACCCAGTATTTACTCCTATGTTTGTAGTTGCTGATGTGTTTGAAACATTAAGTAAATATTTAGAAGAAACAGATGATTTACCACCTTCTATAGATAAACAATTAACTGAAGTTACTATGGGTATGGTTACTATGTTAACTAGAAATATAACTTCTAAATTTTATACTAAAAATATTATAGAGTTATTTAACTTTATGTCTTCAGATGACTTTATGAAATCTAAAAGTCCTGAAAGAGCCGCAGGTTCAGTATTCTCACAGTTTGCATTTAAAGCAATTCCTATGTCTGGTGGATTAAGATATTTAAACAGAGTTAATGATGAATGGGAAAGAGAGTTGTGGACATTCATGGATAGAATTAGAACATTAGACCCTAGAGGTTTAAACGATAGAATTATGCCACAACGTAATATGTTTGGTCAAAAAATTAATAGAAAAACAGGTTGGTTGTTTGGATTAGGTGGAGAGACTGGTCTATGGTCTACACCTTTTGCTATGACTAAATGGCAAAACAATGAGACAGCTAAATTTCTTGCTGATAGAAATTTTAAATATATGCCACCTGCTAAAAAAGACAGAGGTACAGGGTTTGATTTAAAAGCTATGAAAAATCTTGATAATCAAACAGCTTATGACAGATGGTTAGAATTAAAAATGGAAGTTGTCTTTAATGAAAAAGGACAAATTATTAAAAATCCTGAAAAATATAAAGGTAAGAAATATAATTTACAGGAAGTGGTAGAAAAAATCATAGCTAATAAACAAAGTAAACTTTATAAACACCCAAGTGGTGAAGTAATAGGTAAAGACTATCAAGCACAAGTTATCATAGATTTAGTACATGATGCTGAAAAAGCGGCTTATTTTATGATGGTTAAAGAATTTCCTGAAATAGAGGACAGAATAGAAATGCAAGATGCTTACACTAAAGAAAAATACAAAGAGAGTAAAAAGAACTGGATAAATAGCTTAACCCAGTAAAGTTTCACTTTTAGTAAAACAAATTCAAAAAATAAGGAAAAATCATAAATGGCTAATAGTTTTGTACGTTATACAGGTAACAACAATACAACAGCTTACGCTATTCCTTTTAGCTATAGAGCTACAGCAGACCTAATAGTTACCCTAGCAGGGGTGGCTACGACTGCATATGCACTCAATGCGGCAGGGACTACTCTTACATTTAACTCTGCACCTGCAAATAATGTAGCGATTGAGATAAGAAGAAAAACGTCTCAAACAACAAGATTAACAGATTATGCTGATGGTTCAGTATTAACAGAAAACGATTTAGATACAGATAGTACCCAAGCGTTCTTTATGGGTCAGGAAGCTATTGATGATGCTAATGATGTTATTAAACCTTCCAATACAAATTTTCAATGGGACGCAAACAATAAAAGACTTATAAATGTTGCCAACCCAACAGATAACCAAGATGTTGCTACCAAGCATTATCTTGAAAATACATGGTTATCTAGTGCAGACAAGACTACTCTTAACAATGTTAATAGCAATATAGCGGCAATTAATACTGTTAATAGTAACATGTC